AGGTTTGCCGGTCCAGAAGTCAATTTGTTTAGGCAAAGTGGCAGACACTACAGGCAGACGGTTCTGGACATAGGAAATCATGTCGCCGTAAATGTCTTTTTGAGCGTTGTCAATAGCGCTAGCAACCATACCTAGATTACCAGACCCAGGAATAAAGGTGCGAGTAAGATTAGCAGTCAAACGATCAAAAGCATATTTATCACCGTTCATAGCTGCCAAGAACGGCTCAACACCGTGCAAGGGTGTATTGTTAATAAAGGTAGCAGAAAGTGTCCATCCAAGTTTATCTTGAATGTCTTGTGACATTTCCTCACCAATATCATTTTGATAATACGCAAGGTCACCAACCAAAGTAAGCATAGGGTCAAGCATAGGAATACCTTTAAAGCTTACCCACTTACCCATAATGTTAATTGTCTTAGGCTCCCATCCATAATTATCACGCAGCATCTTACGCTCGGATGCATTAACAGGACCGTTGCCACGGATATTACCACCCATAGCATAGTGATACATGGTACCAGCTGCCAAAGTTCCCAGCACTACCCGACCACGATATTCATTTTGAAGTCGTTTGTAAATCGCCATTGCATTAGGCGTAGCTTCAAAGTTTTTAATACCATGCTCAGCGAGAGCCTCTTTGATAAGGTCCATATCATCACCTGCATTTAACACCTTGCTATATTTATTGATCCCAGGGATCATAGCAATAGGTGTGTAAGACAGGTTCTGTTTAATCTCGTTCATAGCCGTTTTAGGGAACATGAACAAAGGTTTAAGGGCTGGCACAGCATTAACAGCTTGGTTAATATAACTAGCTGCTGCATCATCCAAGTTAAGAGCAATTTCGCCAGAGGCATTTTTGGCTGCAGCGTCAGTCAGTACACCATCAGCATTAAACATCGTGGAGTAATGTTGAGCTTCAGCTTTTTCAAGTAACTCGGGAGTAACCTTACCATGTTTGGTAAACACATTATCATAAGCACGAAGCCTTGACAGTTGTGTTGCTTGAATAGTATCAGCGTAAGCGTCAACACCGCTCATGCCTGTCATAGCACTACGCATCCACCAAGTCTCAGCAACAGCTTGGTTAGCCTTCATCCAGTTGTACTGCCAAAGCTTACCCTGGTTGCCTTCTTTTTTCCATTTAGCGGCTACCGCCTCAAGCATATCCCAATCTTTGGTTTTTTCAATCTTATAGTCAGCACGAATCTGTTCCATCATGAAATCATAATCATGATTGACTCGTTTGGCTCGTCGGATTGCATCACCAAGAGCACGGCGTTGGGTTTCAATGCCACCACCGTAAAGATACATAGCGCGTTTGAGTGGCTCTACACTGCCCTCAGCTGCTGCCTCAATACCGTGACCAATAAAGCCTTCGATAGGTTGTAGGATAAGTTTAGCACCACTACCTTTAAGTGCATTAAAAGCAGACCTAACAGAAAGAACATTGTTCATACCGACGCCCCACAGGGTACGGGCAAACATGTTCATTTTTTTAGGATCAGCACTAATAAGCATACCCATAGGCGAAACTTGAGTTTCTGCCCACTTCATTAGTTTAACAATAGTATCAACGTCACCGTTAGATTCACTAAATGCCTTAAACAAAGGGGCAACCAACTCAGGATCACTCTTGCTCAAAGTACGCAGTTCATTCACAAACCGTTTGACACCAGCATGTTTAGCGTTAAGGGCTTGATCAAACTCTTCGTTAATGAGTTCTGCAAGTTCACCAGGAACATCAGATTTACGAAGACGGTCAAACCAACCTTGGTTACGCAGTTGCCAGCCAGCAATATACTTGTTAATACCGTGCTCTTGCAGCAAGAACTCAAGTTTGTCTAGGACAACCTCTTGAATCCTGTCGTCATCTACAAGTTCACGGAACTGCTGCTGTGCTTCAGTAATAGTAGTGATTTCACGACCCAACGTATCCATAACACGCGCGCTAGTGCGGGTAACATCACGACCCAGGTACATGTCCATCAGGTCATGAATGGCGACACCAGCTGCTCGCTCTTGCATCGGGCTTAGCGGGTTGATAACAGTACCATCAGCCAGAGGAATAGCAGAGCGGTTATCAGCAAAGATGCGGCGGACTTCATCAACATCACCAGCTCGGATAATATCAGCGTAGATCTTGTCATACGCCTGATCCATCTGTTTGCCAGTCATGCGGAAACCGTCTACAACTGCATCAAAATTGCCTGCATCCCGTGCAGCTTCAGCCAGTCCTTGTACAGCTTGACGTGATTTACCTACAACCAAACCATTCTTAAGCATTTGCTCAGTCATGATAGGCGCAGGGTCACCCTCAGTAACACCCAGTTTAATGGCAGCAGTATCCGCCATATTACGGGCAACGTTAGCAGGAGGGATAGTTTGTCGTGCTAGCTCAGCTGGAGAAGCAAGACCAGGAGTAATCTCAGGAACGTACTTACCAATGATAGCAGGATCTGCCTCTAATTTAGCAGCAGCAGCTTCATTGATTTGTGCTTGACGAGACCCTTCAGCCGTTTCAACATATTGTTCAAAGGGATCTTTAGTAGTAACGTCAGATGCACCGGTGTTTTCTAGCTGATCAATAAGCTTAGCTCGTTCATCTTCTAACACCTTGCGATTGGCGCTACTTGGTTTAGTAGCCAGTGCCTGATCAATCTCTGCAATACGAATAGCCGTATCTGAATCAGTTTTAATTACTTCAGCAGATTTGTACGCCTTAGCCTTATCGTCGTTAGGTAAAAGCCATTTAAGCTTTTTAGCGCCTTTAACACCAACTTGAAGGGAAATACCTAAAATATCACCAACAATACTCATGCCTGCATTGTCAAGCATGTTTTTCTGTTTGGTTACTGCCGGAGACTGATCATCTTGATGTACCAGCCAGGACGGCATAGGCATCATACCACTGGGACCAAATGCTCGGGGAAACCCTTCAGCCAAAGCGGTAAAAGTGTTTTCTTTTTCTAGACCTTCGTCACTAACACCAATAATAGCTGCGTCAGCGGCTGCTGCACCAGCACCACCGATACCAAACTTAGCTAAGAATGGCAGCTTAGTAGCAGCCATACCCATACCAATTCGGTAGGTAGCAAACATAGAGGGAAGGATGACCGAAGCTGCTTTCCTAAGACGTTGTGCGCCAGGAGCTTGCAGAGTAGTCAAAGTATCCCACTGTCGATTGATGTTTTCAGCGTTAATACCAGTGCGGTTTAGCATAGATGTACCAGCATCTACACCAAAGTCAATCATACCCAAGCCAGGAGCCGACAGGTATTGGAACATGTTGTTGAAATGAGAACCAACATCTTCCCACAACGGCTTACCGGATCCAGTAGAGTAGATAAAACCATTACCCTTTAGGCGTTCAAAATCTTCGTCCTTTTCTTCAACAACCTCAGGTTCAACAACCTCAGGCTCTTCTACAGGTTTAACATCACCTAGCTCTTCAATAGGTTCAGGTTTTTCTTCAGCTTTAGGTGCTTCAGATGGCTGTGCTTCGCCTTCTTTTTCCTCAGCTTTCAGCTCAAGATAGCTCTTGTTTTCTTTTAAAGTTTGTTCAAATAGATCTGCGTGTTGTGCTATAGGATCTTGAAAGTTTTCTTGAGCCATTATTGATTACCTCCCATATAGGCTTTGATTGCTTTAATGTCTTCTGGTGTAACAGGACGGAGCAATCCGCCAAGGTGGAGGTGAGTAGAGTGTGCGCCCGCCATGGAGCGTTGTTTAGCATCCTTACTGGTGCTATCGCCAGGACCAAACACCTCAACAAACAGAGGGGGGTTTAGGCTACGAATAGCTTCCTTCAGCATCCGAGTCTTCTCAATAGAAGTGTTGTAATCACCAGTTTGATGAGTTACGTCAAATGCTTCGTTGTAATAATGATAGCTAGTTTTTGAGTGAACGTCAGCATCAACACCGCCAAAGTCCGGGTGTTCTTTAACAGTAAACCCTAACTTCTGCATATCACTACCAACATTTTTATAGTACGTCTCGTTAGTGTTGTAAGTCAGTGCTCCAGACGGTGACCGCCGAAGATTTGTAGTTTGAGTTGTCTGTGCAATAGCAGCAGGACTCATGAACTTAGTATCCAGCAGCCCACCACTGTTAGCGGCGTGAATACGTTGCTGGTCAAACACAGAGCGTGCTTTTTGAGTCAACCGGCGAAGACCGGGATCATTAGTGTTTTGCTGGATCACGTCAGATGGACGTGGTTGCATTTGCTCAGTAAGGCCTACAGCCTTGAGGTTGCGGTTCAGGTTTTCAGTAACATTACCACCCAGCTGATAATAAATACCAGGGATGTCAACATGACCACCAGACCTGATTTGGGCGGCAACTGATTCTAGAGTGGTTACAGGTACCATGGGTGCTCGGTCAATAATAGTGTTGTCCTTTCTAAAGTGTTGAATATACTTAGAAGCATCATAAGATGCGCCTTGAGTCAAGCCGCTTGGGCTGCCAAACTTGGGCCAGTAGCTGTAAGTTTGATCTCCAGGTCCACGATCTTTCCAGTCAGAAACAGAAAACTCTTCCTGTTTGTTAAGGATCAGCCCTTGAACTTCACCAAAAGCAATTCTATGTGCCTCAGCAGCCCCTACAGCATCATAGAGTTCTTGTGTACGTTTGCGGTACCTTCTAAGTGCGGCATGTGTAGCAGAGCGCAGACCAAGGTAATTAGCCTCAACACTGTTATCACCAAGAGCAGTTTTTAGTGCGGTGTTTAAATCGGCTTTAACTGCTGCTTCATCAGGCAATTCAGCACGAATAGCATCTTGTGCTCGTGCAGAAGGCAAATATTGTTTACGAAGATTAGCAGGGACTTTAGGTTGCATTAACGTCTCAACAGACAAAGTACCGTCTGCTTCTGCTGCAGCTAGGGTGCCTGCCCAAAACTCTTGACTTTCTCTGTCTTGACGAATGCTAAGATGAGTATCAGCAAGACTAGCTTTATAATCATAGATACCATTGTTGTTAGCAACAGTGATTAGTTGTGCTTGTGCTGCTTTCAGCTTAGAGGGATCACCATCCCATTCGTTTTGAATGTAATCGCTAAGTTGAGCGTCAAGTTGATCTTTAACAAGACCTTGCTGAGTACTACGCACCTTACGCCGTGCAGAATCAACAGCGTTCAGATCATCAATAAACTTGCCAGAACGTTCCAGATAGAAGGTACCATATTGCTTACCTTTAGCCTGTTTAACTGGCTGTTTAAGAATGCTTTCCGCTTCGATACGAGTGATTGCTCCAGCTTTGTACAAGGCTACAACATCATCGTAAGCTTGGTCAATAGCTTCCGTGTTATTTAAAGTACGATATTTACCATTTTCGTACACACGTAAAGCACGGTTAGAATCAATCAGGTTGCTAAAATTTTGATTAACAACAAACGCTTGGTTAGCAGAAGCTTTAATAGCTTGCGACTGTTGGACGTTACCAACCTCACGGACCTGACCAGCAAAAGTAGCGCTCTGTTTAGCCATTGTTAGATACAGAGGGCGCATAATAACCTTGTTAGGGTTATACGTTTGGCTAATACCAACCCTTTCACCTAAAAAAGAACGCTTAACGTGTGCATCGACAATACCAGCTCTTACCGTATCACCACCAACTTGTTGAGCTGTAAATTGAGAACCATCTCTGGGATCACTATACAGAGTTGGCCTCAGAATAAAGTTGCGGTGATATTCAGGATATTCCTGCATCTTAGCTTTTGTCCAGTACTGAGATGCGTATAACTGACGGTAACGTGGTAGTGATTTAAGATAGTTAATAGCTTCAGTTGGAGCACCTTGCATGTAAGCACTGTAAGCTGCATCGTTAGCAGCTCCAATCTCTTTACTTGCCTGACCAGATAAATTGTCAAAGGCTTGTTGCTCTTGAGGAGTGATGCCAAAATTAGACATTTCTCCCATCTTAATCGCATCGTCTTGAGCTTTAATAGCTTCAGAATCAAGATAAGCTTTAGCTAGCTTTTCTCCGTACTTTTTAACTGCTGGAACAATTTGCCCAACAATCTCAGCGTTTTGGATTTTACGATTAAGTTCTGCTTCGTTTTTCTGCCTGTTAAAAGCAATTAAATTGTCAATGTTTCGGTTTGTCTGTTCAAAACCAGCCCGTAGGCCACTCACTGTGTCCGGCGTTTGGTCGGGAGCAAAGCCTTGACTCTGCTCAGCACCGGTAAACAATGGTTGTTCTTGAAATGGTTGCATTTGTTATCCTGTGCGTTGGGCACCTTTAGTGAAACCAAAGAAAGTGTCTCCCTCAGGAGTCAGTTCATAACCTTTCATAGCTGACGAAATAGCAGATCCAGCAATCTTCAAACCAGTCTCCAGTGGAGTAGGAGCAAAATCAGTGAAGGGTCTTTCAGGAGCGTACTCCATTACAGGAGCAGTGACAGCAGCAATAGCCCGTTCGTTGGCAATATGAAGGCTACGATGAGTTTTCCTCATCCGACGTGCAGTAGCTGTTGTTTCAGCTGTTAGTTGTTTAACGAGTTGTGCTCGGGTTCTACCGTAGCCACCCAGTGTTTCAACAGAAGCGATCCGTGCAGCACTTTTACCATACCGTTCACCAGCTGCTGCTCTGCCTTGAACTTGTACAAGCTGCTTAAGTAGAGCTTGGGAAGCAAAAGCTGCTTTACCGTAAACTTCATTCAAGCGCCTTTGTTCAGAACTCCAAGAGTCCCAACCCGCTTCAATGTTAAGTTCAATCTGGTTGGTAGCCATAGCTAACGCAGTATTGAAAGCCTCTTTCCTTTGATTGTTACGCTCTGTGAGCGCCATCTTTTGCATCTGGATGTCATAGGCTTCGTTGTAAGCTTTTTGCTCTGCAACGGGATCTGACTTGAAAGTTTCAATTAAATCTAAACCAAAGCTAGCAACAGCAAATGCTGTGCCAATACCTGGAATCATGGAGCCTAATTTTAAAGCACCACTAACAGAACCCATGGCATCACCGCTAGCAATGCTTTGTCCGAGCTGCAAACCACCTGCGAGAGCGCCAAGAGCTGAAGTACCTTTACCAAAGTTTAGACCGCCTCCGCCGCCTCCGCCGCCCATAAGGCTGCCTTGCATATCAAAGCCTGGTAAACCAGAAGCACCGCCTCCGCCACCAAAACTAAATGATGGCATTGTGGTTCCTATTGTTGCCATAATCGTACAATCTCTATAGAGTAAACATTGTCAGGTCCATCTGGGAAAACCCGCAGTACCTTAAAACCTAAATACCTAGCTAAGTTAATTAGTTCAGTATTTTTTATATCAATAGTCGTCCATAGATAAGGACGATTTATATGTTCCATCAACGCCTTACCGAATCGAACAGTTGTGCGGGGATTTTCTTTGACTTTATTTGTCATCTGTATCCAAACGGCGTTATCGTCAGACACGCCATAAGCTCCATAAAGACTCCCATCAGGTCCGTAGATAAGATAGGAGTCATCTTCATGGATATACAAAGCCATAGAAAAAATAGGATGTTGGCCTACTCTTTCAAAATCTTGCAAACCTCTATCCAGCATTTGACTGGTTAGTTCTAAGGTGTCGTTAATGGTAGCTGGTTTAAAGGTAAAACCACGGGTGGATGTAGTCATTAGCGTCTGTAGAAACCAGTGTTGTACTTACCTTCCCAATTCAAACTCAACAAACTGACTGGGAACGGAGTATCCCCAACAATTTTAAAGGTTAAGTTATCATTGCGTTGGTAGATTGGTATAGTGTGTGTTGCGTCGGCAGACATGTTCACACTGTTTAAGTTATAACTGTAAGGAGCTGTAGCTTCAATCGTTTGGCTCCATTCAGGTCTGCCAGTAATAGTCACGTCATACTTCACAGGACCGCTAAGACCGGTAGAAACTTTGACGCGATGAATAATAAGATCAGAGGTAAAATCAGAAGCTGCACCTTGACCTTCCGAAGACGTTACAAAGAACTTAGGGAGAGTAACTTCCATGTTGTAAACGTAACCAATAATTAGATCACGCCCACGGTAATCGCCAGTTACATCGACGTAATAGGCACCTGCAGTCCCCTCTACGGTGGGGTAAAGTACTGCGCCTACTGATTCACTAGACAGGGTGTTATCACCGCCTATGTAGCCTCCTAGGACAAGCACAGAGAACGTCTTACCAGTAATGTGATCGTAAGGAAGATGAATACGTGTCACATCTGAACCATCATCATCTGGATCATACTCACGGTAAGGGTTAACATCCCAGATGTCCAAACAAATATCAGTCTTTTCACCAGTAGGAAGTGTCAGGAAACCCTCTTCGTTTGCCTGTGTCAAATCATAAGACTGAACAAAAACGTTATTACCGTCTCGAACTGTAGCGTAGTAAGTATTAGCGTCGAAGAACTGATCTAACAAAGTACCAGTCAGCGTCCACTTGTACCAAGCTGCTGCCCTACCTTGTCCAGGTTGTTCCAAGAATCTATATTGAAAAACCGTGTTGTTGCCAACAGTACCTAAAGATACAAGTGACAAGGCAGGAGATGCAATCATAGAGTCAACTGACTCAGGGATAAGCTCTGGGACAATCTTGGTCTGTTCCGTCATGATTGGGGGACGGTCAGTGCTAATTTCAGCTAGTTCATACAGTCTGGTAAACAGTGGCGTCTTAGAAATAAACGCCAAACTGGTACCAAGAGTTACGGCTTCTACAGTGGGATCACACTCATAACTTGACAGCTCGTTAATCTTAGTTGTCTTAGGACTGAGAATGTCAGCGTCAGTAGTTAGAATAAATTGTTCGGTATCACTAAATAGTACCAGACCCACACTGCTAGGGCGGACGTAACGGTGGTTAACCGGTCTCACAGAAGATGCAGTAACGTCAATCGGATCATCATCAGTGACAGTGAGCGCCGTAGTTACCCAAAAGTTAAAGTAATCACCGGCACGACTGAGCACAACCGCTTCATTAGAAAGGAAACCAAGGCGGTTACGATAGAAGAACAGGTTGTTAATCTTCTGACCAACAAAGCTGGGGTTAGGGTTAGTAGTAAGATCTCCTACAATCCTATCTTCCCAGGTCACTGGACCGTAGGTAAATGACCCATCAGCCTGCCTAACAAGCTGGTGTGGCATTGTCAGTGGATCAAATTTGTAGGTAATACCAGGTGCAGCAGTTTCTTCCCACACACCAGTACCGTAAGTAGCTGTACCATCTGCTACAAACTTGACGTACATGTCATCGACATCAATGTCGGAGCTGTTAACAACTTTAACAACATACCCATCCTTACATTGGATAGGAAGATCGGCAACAGTCGGTGTGGTCTCTTGGAAAACAAACGCAGCATCTTCGGATGGACCGCCTACAACTGAAATAGTGAAAGCAGCATCAGCGCTAATATACATACCTGGACCAACCTTAACAGCAGTATAGGTTGTGCCTCCGAAGGTCTGTCCATTAATATCAGCGACCAAATCGACAAGGATACTATCAACGTCACCACCACTACCAGCGTTATGCGTTCCACGTTCGGTGCCATCTAAGAAAATGCGGTAGTGTCCAGTACCCATTACCTTAATAACGACAAAGGCTTCGTTGGGTTTAGCAGCGTAAGTGTCTGTAGTTAGTGCCACAGTCTTCGCCTTGTTAAGGACAAAGGTATAGTCGTTAAGCGTAAGTAACTCAAGGTCTTCAGGATCAACAGGAACTGTCGAACCATCTACAACTTTGGTTAAATAAGCATCAGTTGGAAGGCTAGCATCAGAAATAACACAATCAGTAACCTCTGCATCATAAGCAGTTTCCGCAGTACCCAGAGCAGTAACCGCATTGTCATAGTTAGTCTGAGCGGTGTTCATTGCTGTTGTTGCTGTTGTCAGCTGAGCAGCTGTGTGAGTAGCAGCGACTGTTAGAATTGCCTGATAAATTTTATAACCTTCAGCGGCAAGCATTGGGTGCTCATCTGTTAGGTTGGTACCCAAGGCATAGTCAGCAGGAAGCGTTGAAGATTTAGAAATTACTGCATCAGCATTTTTGACTAAGTAGACACCATCTGAATCTTCTAAAATTCCCGATGTTAAGTATTGATCAATTTGGCCTGTTGGATAATTATAGTTAACAGCAAATAGAGCTTGTGTAGTTGAATCTTGACCAGCTAAAGTTTCAGCATAGTCAGCTTGTGCATCATTTAGTTCTGTTAATCGCGTAGCAACAAGAGCTACAGCATCATTATAATCTTCTAACTCAGTTTGTAAATCAGTTTGATTGCAGGTTCCAGGGACACCAGTATTGGATCCCATATTTACACGTCTTGGGCTTCCATCTATCAGGCTCCAAATGCGAAACGTGTTATCGTCATACTGGGCAACATACTTTTCTTGAGCATCCCTCAGGATAGAAAACCACTTGCCACCAGTACTAGCTCCATACAATTCGGTTACATATTGACCGCCTGGACGTTTAAGTAATCCAAGAGCATAATCGGGAAACGCATTAACAGAATCCCGAAGCTGCCCAGGAAACTTACGGTTGTCAGGTTGTTGTGAAATACCAAGCAAAAAGTTTGGAATCCGTTGGGTAATAGTGCTCATCGCATCAATGCTTGAAAAGGTTGATAACTATTGTAATAATCTTTACCGTCTTGGAACCCGAACATAGAATAGTCACCTTGCTGACAATCGTACTCTATTGCTGCAGCTCGGGTCAACATCTCTTGTTCTTGTAACAAGGCTTGAAGCTCTCGGTCGCCTACCATTTTAACACAGCACATACGTGCAGCTCGGGCAGTAATGTAGGCTTGGAATGCAGGTGGTACATCAGTAAAATCAAAGTACCAAACTACATCAGCTTCAACAACTTCAGTAAATTCGTAGGTGTGGTTGTAGCGGTCATACAGTTTACCGTTACGTCTTACCACATCAATTTTGTCTTTATGGTGCTCACGGTTTGCATCGAGTTGCAACACGTTAGATGGATAAGCAATCTCGTTAGTTGTACTGTCAGGGGTGAACTCATAGTGACGTTCTGTGTTATAGATCCAGCCTTCTGCCTGAACCTGTTTGTTCACTTCCCGGAGGGTGTTGAGTACAATAGACACTTCAGGGTTCTGAAGATCTAGTGTGGTGACAGGAGCCTGTCCCACTGAGCTAAGTATTTGATTTACAGCATCCAGTTCGGTGGACACAGCATAAGTAGGAAAGGGCATAGTT